TCCACGCTCGCGCTGCGGAAAAATATCGTGCTGTCCTGCCCGTTGTCTTCCTTCACGATGGCGAGATAGTTGCCAATCCGGCAGTATCCCTTGATCGGGACGCCCTCGATTCCGACGTCCGAATATCCCAGGTCCGGGAAGTAGGTGGGGTCGTTCAGTGCGCTGGTGTAATCCCTGTTCGGGCTGTCCGGGTTGCCGGACAGCACAACGCGGTCCGAGTTTCCCGCGCCGTAGACCGTGATGATCGTGCATTTGTTGATGATGTCTGCATAGCCGGACACCGTGACCGGGAACTGCACCACCAGGCCGTCCGCACTCCCCGCCGCCGGGGCAGCCGGAGGCGCGTCCATTGTGATCTTCCCGTTTGTCCTGTCCACGCTGAAAGCCGTCGTCTCAGTTCCCCATACCCAGACGCGCACCGTGCCGGTGTTGTCAAGCGGGGCGCTGTCGAGCTGGAATACCGTCGCGCTGCCGTCCGTCTGAAATGCGTTTTTCCGGTACGGTGTCGCCATGTTCACGTCCTCATACGGTACTCCGCCGCCCGTGGGCTCCCGCGTGATGATTGTCGTCGGGACGTAGGCGCTCTCGCCAAGCCCCGTGACCCGCTCCACGGTGGCCCCGCTGCAGCGGATCAGCTCGCCGCCGGTGACGATCCAGAGCTTTCCCGCAAGGCTGACGGACCGGCTCTTGCCGTCGTGCAGCCCTGTCAGCTTCACCACGGGCGCGTTTTCCGTCTCGTCCCAGGTGTAGAGCTTTGTCCCCGCGTGGAGATAGCGGTATGTCGTGCCGCTGAAGACGCCGTAGTGCAGCCCGTTGATAGGGACCGGCTCGTCGTCTTCCTCTATCGTGTGCAGCGTCCGCCAGCCGCAGCGCTTCTCCGGCATGCCGCCGGCGTCGGAGATCATGTTCGTGCAGAGAGGGCTCCGGCTCTTGTCCACCAATGCCGGGTCCGTGCTGAAGTCCGCGCCCCTGAATTTGTCGTATGTGGTGCTCTTGATGCTTACCCTGGCATTTCTCGGCATGGCTTACCTCCCGGTGAAAAACACCTGCTGGAGCTGCACACCGCCGGGATTCTCCGGCGTCAGCAGCGACAGCGCGTTCACCCACTCGTTGCGCAGGGCCTGATAGTCCAGCACCAGGTCAGAGATCAGCTGCTGGCTCGCCACGTAGAACGGGCATGCCTGCGCTGCGTCCTCCGCCACCTCGAAAACGTAGCTGTTCTGCGTGTCCGGCGTGATCGTCGTCGGAAATGCGAAGTATTCGATCTCCACCGTCGCCGTGTCGCTCTCCGGGATGATGAGCTTCCCGCCGTGCCAGACATAGCGCTGCGTCCGTTTCCCGTTCCTGTAGATGCAGCAGAGCTTCCGGAAGTCCGCCGGCATGTCATAAGCCGTCTGGCCGCTGACCCGCTGCAGCTCCACCAGCTTTCGGATAGGCTTCAGCGCGCAGACCTGCTTCTGTGCCGTGTCAAAGAAGTCGTTCATCTTGGCGTCGATGTCTGCGTCGGTGGTGATTGTCCCTCCGCTGGAGTATTCGTCCAGCAGCATCAATACCTTGCGCTTGCCCTCTTCGAGCGTCATAAAATCACCCCGTTCTGCTTGTTAAGTGTCGTCCGTGTCCGGCGTCGTGTCCGAATCCGGCGTCGTGTCCGAATCCGGCGTTGTATCCGGCTCCGGAGTCGGGACGGCGCACCACTGATCTCCCGCCTCGTCGTAGTAAAACTCTGCGTGGGTGTCGATCTCGATGAACTTCTGTCCGTTGCCGCCCGTGATGCCGGTCGGCTTCGTATCGGTGGAAAGCCCGTAATAGGTAAGGGGCTGAACGTTCGTTGCAGTAATCATTTTTTGACCTCCTTATATAGCCGAATAGCCTGGGACGGTTTTTGCCGTCCCAGGCTGGCGATGTTCTCTTACGCGGGATTGGAGAAGATGATCTGGCGAGCTTCGCCCCAGCCGCAGCCAAAGTCTGCGTAGGCGCTGTAGGCGTCCTTCCAGGGGTTGTCCAGATCGTGCTGGCGCACGGTGGGCTTCGTGATGTACACCAGCTTGACCATCTCCTTCATCAGGGTCGGGTCGCAGATGGCCCACTGCTTCGCGCTGAACCCGTCCTTGCCGCCGGAGATGACCATGTACTGGAGATCGGCGACGGGGTTGGCGGCGAATTTGTTGTCGGAGGGATCCTGCAGCGGGCGATACTTCGCGTTCTCGCCGCAGATCTTCTTGGCCTCCGCCTCCAGCTCCTGGCTGACCAGCAGCAGGCTGTAGTCCGCAGCGAACGGAAGGCCATCCGGCGTGACAAAGCGGTTGCCCTTGGCCTGTGCGCTGGTGATCGCACTGACGGAGAGAGTGCTGGTGATCAGGTTGCTGTAGGTGCCGGCGTCCGGATCGGCAATGTAGGTCCGGCCGGAGCTGCCCTTGCTCGCCACGGGATGGGCCGCGCTGGCCCAGGCCACGCCGTCGCCGCCGAGGACGTTGGCGTTGAAGGCGTTGCCGAACATCCGCAGCAGGTTCATGTACACGGTCATGGCCGCGCTGTTGCCCAGCTGCTTGCCCACGCGGGCGCACTCGCCGCTTTTGTCCACCTTGGCCTGCTTGAAGCCGATGGTCTCGGTGAGCTCGAACTCCTCCGGGACGATGATGGTCTTGAAGCCGCGCTTCTTGCTGGCCTCGTTCAGATTGTTGCCGTCGTACTTGGGCATCTCGCCATAGCCGCCGGAGCCGGTCAGCTCATAGTCGATGCTCTTGGCATTGGCAACGCCGACGATGCTCAGGAACTTGTTCAGACGGTTCTTGTAGGCGTAATCAAACGCGCTGCCGACGAACTTGTAGTTGTCGGTCTTCCATGCAGTGAATTCAGACATTTCCTTTTCCTCCTTGCCTTAGTCCTCGGTGCCCAGCGTGTGGAGCAGGGCCATCATGTTGACCAGGCCGCGGTCAAAGTCCTTGCCGACGACCTTGATAGGAAGGTTCGCCGTCGCGGTCAGGACCAGCTTTGCGCGGCTGGTGCTGTCGAGGTTGCCCTTCTTGAAACCGATGGGCGGGTAGATCTCGTACTTGTCACCGGAATAGGGAGTGCCGCCGCTGGCCTTGGTGAAGGTGCTGACGGTGCCGCTGCTGGTGTAGGCATAGTCCGTGATCCGGTCGATCTTGCCGATGGGGTCGGTGTTGGTGCTGCCCTCCGCCTTCTCGATCAGCTTGATATAGCCGCCGTTGAAGTCGTCGTTGCTGAACGCGCCCAGGGTGCTGGCCGTCATGGTGGTGGCGCTGCCGCCGGTGGCCGCCACGACCGGGACCGGGCTCTGGAATACGAGCGCCGGATCGTCGTACACGAGAATCTTCGTGCCGTCGGCGCGCGGGTTGAGGCCGTCGGTGCTGCTGGCGGGATGATTCTCCGCCGCGATACCGATGATCTGGGCGGTCTCCGCCGCGGCAGCGGCAACGACCAGCCCTTCGCTGATCTTCACGACCTGGCCGGCCTTGATTTCGGTCGCAGCCGCGATATCATACTCGCGGGCGCTGCGAAGCACCTGGCCGTCGATCTTCTGATAAGGGATCATTTTCGTTTTTCCTCCTTGTGTTTTCGTTTTTGCGGTGTCTTTACCGCTCCAGGAATTCTTTCTCGGTCATCTGCATCTCCGGATGGTCTTCGTTCCATTCCTTCAGCGCCGCTCGCTGCGCCGCCGTGATGGTGCCTCCGCCGCCTCCGGAGCCGTGGCCGGTGGAACGGGCCTGCCTGTCGTCGCTTTTCGCAGCGGCGCTTGCCGTTGCTTCGCCGACCAGCGCCACAAAATCACCATAGAGGTCCGCCAGATGCTCCTTGCCGTAGCGCGTCCCCACAAACTTGCGAAATGCCGGATTTGTGTCGAGCGCTGCGATGTCCACATTCGGATACCGCCGGCTGAAATCATCAATGTCCTCTCCGATGAACTTGTCCCGCTCCGCTTTTTTCTGCTTGGCTTCCTCGGCCTTCTTCGCCTCGGCGCGTTGCGCCCGGATGAAGGCCCTGTCCTCGTCGTCCTCCAGAACGTCCTCCGCGCTGCGGCCCTCCGCCTTCGCGCGCTTCTCGGCTTCCGCCCGGCGCAGGGCGCTGGAGTAGTCTTCGAGGTCCTTCTTGCTGGTGAAATAGCTGCCGGGCTTCGCGGGGTTCGGGATCCGCAGGTTCTTGATGTCGTCATCCGTCTGGAGCCGCATCCGCTCCTCGGTGTCCTTCTCCGCTCTCCGGCGCGCAGCCGCAATGGCTGTGTTGAACTGGCGCATCTGCTGACCGGCGCTGTCAGCTCCGGGCTGTTCGCCCTGCCCTTCGCCCTTGGCTCCCGCGTCCGCTCCGTTTTGCAGGTCTACGTCCCCCTGCTCCCCGCCGCTCAATGTCGGGTTAAATTCGTCCATTGTCTCCTCCTGATCCGCCGGGAGACGACCCCGGCGTCTCTGGCATGTTTCCGCTCTCGCCGTGCGTAATATATCAGGCCGGGAGAATTCTCCCTCTATGCCCCGTAATACCACCATACCACGTGGACCCCCTCTCTAAACGTCAATATGAAAATGCCCGGAAACCGTTGACGTGCAACAGCTTCCGGGCCTCGCCCTTTGCATTTTCTGAAACCGCTCCTGTGAAAATCATCGCAGATAGCGCCCCTTCTGGTGCTTCCACTTCTCCGCCAGCTTCTGGGGCCGCTCCACCGGCGCCTCCTGCACCTCTGTCCGCTGCTGGCTCCGCGCAAAATGGCAGATTGCCGCCGCCATCACCAGGTCGTCATGCTCTCCCTCAATGGCCTGCGGCTTTCCGTCCCGGTCATACTGGAAGCGCAGCATCTGTTCCAGCGTCGCCCGGCTCCGCACACAGTCCGGCGTCTCCGCCATGACGGTCCGCAGCCCCGCCAGGATCAGAGGCCTCGTCCGGGTGTCGGTGCGGAACCCGTAGGCGCTGACATAGCTCTTCGCGATCTCGTCATACCGCTGCCGCTGGTACAGGTTCGGATAGCCCCATTGCTCCAGCATGAGCTCCGCGTAGCTGCCGTAGTTGATTTCCAGCGCGATCAGCGCCGCGTTGTAGTACATGCCCAGGCACCAGAGCTGCCGGGCAAAGAGGATCTCGCTGATCGGGTTCTCGTATTCCGCCACCTGTTCGCCCGTCGTGTTGTCAATGACGTGCATGGTGAAGCGGTCCGTGCCGTCGCCGGCGCTGTCGGCGCCGATGACATACGGAACGCCCCGCTCCGGCGCCTTCCAGATGCGGAGAAAGCCCCGCGACGGGTCCTCCACCCATTCATAGCGTTCCGGCTTCCCGCTCTCCGCCTCGGTGAACTCGAAAAAGCCGATGCGCTCCGGATCCGGCGCCGTGCCGGCCAGCAGCATGATCTTCTCGTTGTCGAAGTATGAGCGGCCTGTTGTCAGAAACGCCTCTTCCGGAAACGTCGGATACTCCTGCCGGAAGTATGCCTCGTCCCCGGCGCAGTCGTTTCGAATCGTCTCCCGCCGCCATGCCAGCTGCTCCGGCGTCAGGCCCACCCGCTCCATCAGCTCCCGCTCATACTCCGTCCATTTCGTACCCGGCGCCACGGGCTTGCAGTAATCCGGGTCCAGATACCAGGGGAGAAACACCGCCCGGAAATCATTCCGCCCGGCCACGGCGTCGTCCCAGAAGTCCTTGAACTCTCCGAGGCCGTTGGCCGTCGTCTCATAAATGACGCAGCTGTCCGGCGTCTTCGGCACGGCGGCCATGAGCGCGATGTGCGTCTGCCGGAAGTTCGGCCAGAAGGCGCACTCCGAGCCGTGGACGTTCCGAAACGTGAAGGAACGCCCGCCACCCTTGCCGCCGGCGGTGATGCAGCGGATTCGGCTTCGCAGTCCGGGATTCCGCTCCTTCTCCCGTGGGTCCTTCGTCGGGTTCTCGAAAAGCAGCTCCTGGGCGTTGCTCGCCTTCTTCATCGGCTGAAGCTGCGCCGGGAGATTGTCGTAAAACAACTTGTTCAT